CGTTTATTGGGTGTCTCATTTGTGTTGCATTCTTTGTAGCCTTGGTCACTTTACCATCTTCATCTGTATATGACTCAAATCTTAAATACTCAGGCAAAAACCCAATTTGGTCACTAAGACGACGAAGATTTACTTTAGCATTATCTCCATCTTTATTTACAAAGATAAATTGTGATTGTGTTGTACCGAATGAATACATCCATGCTTGCATTGCTAATGCTGACTGGGTCTTACCTTTCTGACGTCTTAAACATAACCATGAATCCAAACCTTTCCAAATACACCATGTTTGAGCTATATTACCACGGTTTGCCTCATATGGTACGGCGGTTCCTCCCGGGTCTGGTATTCTGGCTATTTCTCGTAAATAATACCAAGGATTTCTCATACATTCTGTCATAATACGAGAAACTTGGTCTTGTGTTAATGTAGTATGTCCTTCTTTATCTACAGCATATGGATTTACATTTACTAAGCTGTAATCGTATATTTCAAGCATAAAATAGTAGTTTTTTATTCCTAGAGTTTTTAAATCCATTGCTACTTGCAAAAAAGATTTATTAGCAGTACCTAGGTCATAAAGTCTATTACCTATTTTAGCTACACGTGCTTTCATACACACCATCCTTTCTTTAATTTATTTAATTGTGAAATTAATATAAATATAAACCGTAATTTATAAATATTGATTTATACATTATTTATATGATAATAAAAGGAGGTGAATCAAAAAATGAAAGATCCTGAAATGATGGAAACCTGCGACATCATGCGTGATATTTCTCAAAACAGGAAAAGCAAAATGATTGTTACCGAGTCATTAGGTTTCATTCGTGGAACATGCAAAGACCCGTTAGCGACCTCAGTAATGTTGGTTAGTTTTGCTTGGACAATAGCATTAAGAGAGAGTATACGCTATTATATGCGGCATCCTCTCAAGGCTATCTTTGGGAAATAAGAATAAGGATGTCATAGTAAAATATGACATCCTTATTTTTTTTTATTTTCTTTTTATGTATTTATAGTCAACCCAGTTTGAATCATATCCAAACTCACTTTCGTAAATTAATATTAATTCATTTTTAAGTTGAGTAACCTCTTTATCTGATAAATTGAAAAACTGATTATCGAACTTAGGTATCCAGTGAAATAAAAATGCCTCGATAATTCTATCATTAATATTATTAGCGTCACCTTCCATTATAAAAAATCCTACATTATTTCTATAATGTTTAGTCATCTTAATAATATCACTCATATCTTTATGATCAGCTTTATCAGCATTAAAAACAAATATTGCTTGATTAGGGTCAGGTTCAATATTATCATTTTGACAAAATTTAGTATGATCACGAACTTCCGTATCACTCCATGATAATAAAAACTCCGGTGTTTTAAATTCACTTACTCTTGTAAAATGTTCGAAATTATATAATCTCGGTAATAACGAATCATTAATATTCGATATAACTTGTAAGTCAGCTTTAAATTTATCCTCATCAAATCCATATTTTGTAATCACATTCAACTTTTCAGTATTAAATGTATTTTTTATGCAATCATAGATACATAATAACTTCATTGTTGTTGCTCGCAAGCAATCGTCTATATCAGATGATATAAAGCATGGTATTTCATGTTCATAAGCCCAAATCATTTTCATAGTTAATGGGTTCAAAGGGAACCTTAGAGATGTTTCATACTGGTGAGGTTGACCTGCTATGGGTAACCTAACGATTTCTCTAAAAAAGAACCATATATTATTACGACATTCATTAAAAATATCTTCGGTATATGACCTTCCAGTTATCGGATCATTTGTATCTTTTTTTGTATAATCAAAATTTAAAAGAGCTCTATTTTTTGTTTCAAGCATAAATGTTGCTTTATCACTATCAACACCACAGTCTTGTAAGTAATAACTCATATTTAAAAATGATAAATTTTCAGTATTTTTATCAATCACTAATGACCACTCCTATAATAAAATTATAGTCGTGTTAAAATTAAAATAAAAAATAAGAGTATAGAAATTTCTATACTCTTATTTTTATATAAATATATTTATATAATGATTTACCACATCATACCAGTAGCTTGCATGTGTGCTTGCATAGCCATGTTATTTGCTTGAGTTTGCGCTTGCATAGCCATATCATTAGCCTGTTTATGTGCGTGCATAGCCGCATCGGTTGCTTGTTTATGCGCTTGCATAGCCATATCATTAGCCTGTTTATGTGCGTGTATCGTTGTATTAATCGCATTGTATGAATTGAAAGGATGTCTTGATATAGCATTTGCTATCTTTTCAGTCATAGAAGATATTTTATTTGCTATTCGCTTTAAAAAAGTAACCTTCTGAGGATTAGGAATACCATCACCATTATCATCGTTTTTTTCATTCATAGATTCCTCCTCATCAATATCATCAGCTTTTTCAATCATAGATTTTATATTTTCAATATGTTTATAAGCTATTTCATCAAGGGTGTTTAATCGATTCTCAAGTTTTGTTACTTCGTCTGACAGTTCCTTAAAATTCTCCGAAATAGTTGGAAATAAACACATATAGGTATCAATAGCGTCGTCTAATGTAACATCAACAGTGTGCATTACATCATTAGTTAATTTCTGTAATTTAGTTAATTCTTCGGCTGTTTTAGCATCCATAACTTTATATGCCAACGTTATAAATTTATCAGTGTAGCTTTTATATATTTTAAAGAGATCATCAACCGTCTTTTTTGAAGCTTTTATAGATTTTTTATCAAGTTTAACCTTAATGCCGCCAATATTAATACCACCCTCAATTCCATTTTTAATTATTTTTTCAATCTTTTTCAAAGATTCACGCATTTTCTTTTGTTCAATTTTAATTTTAACAGTTCGCTTTATATTATTAATAAACTTTTTAATAGCTTCAATAATTGCATCAAAAACCTTCTTTGTCTTTTCAACAAATTTATTTGCAGCTTCAGTCATTAAATAATCAAGTTCATCAATGTCAGATGTCGATTCTGTAATTGCACATGCATAATCACCATCTGTTATATACATTGCAAGTACATTTTCAAATACATTATCAATCTTTGCCATTTCAATTTCATATTCCATTGAAATAATATCCATTCTTTTCACTACCTTTCATATTGTTGATACAGCTTTTACAACCTTTTTAGTTGCAGTCGTCATATTGTTAGATGTCTTTTTTAATAAAGCAACCTTTTTAAGATTAGGTTCACCATTATCATCAATAGCTTTTGAAGCCATTGCTTTAAGTGTTCCGATTTTTTTATTGACAAGGTTTTCAATTATCTCTAAATTGCCATAAAGTTCAATAGATGCCTTATCGTATTCAACCCCATCTTTTCCTCCAACCCATGCATATTTATGGATGCATGTCTCAACATTTTCATCCAGTTCAGCCATATAAATTTTGTTTTCATCATCTAATAATTTTGATATCTTAGATATTTCTTCATCTGTTTTAGCATATAAAATTTTATATGATAACTTTATATATTTATCCAAATATTTTTTATATGCTTTCATGGTTTTCTTAATAGCTTCCTTATCTTCTTTATAAAGTTCTTTCTCACTGTCATTTTGTTTATAGCGGTTTATGGGTTCGCCGTTTTTATCATATTTAGGTTGAATTCCACTTATACTTAATTTTTCGATTTTTTTCACAGCTTTATTTATTTTCTTCTGTTTAGTTTTAGTTTTAACTGTTCTTTTTGCATCATTAATAAATTTACTGTTAACTTCAATAATTGCATCAAAAACCTTATTTGTCTTTTCAATAAATTTATTTGTAGCTTCGGTCATTAAATACTCGAGTGTATCAATATCAGATGCAGATTCCGTGATTGTATATGCATAGTCACTATCATCTATGTATGCATCAACTGCACTTTCAAATACATTATCAATTTTTGATAATGCAATTTCATATTCTATTGAAATAATATCCATCTTTATTACCCCTCATAATTTTGAGGCCATGCAACATACAGCCCCTTGGTTCTTTCCGGAATTTTAAAATTGAGAATATTAACTCTTGAAATTAATAATCTCTTTCTCATAGTTTCCAACTGTTCAATAGTATGTGGAACTGAGTATTTTTTACTCAGTTTAGGATTTTTTAAAATGCTTATATAGTAATCAATAAGGTCTAACTTACTGTGTAAATAACTAATAAGCATCATTTTATCACTATCAGATTTAATCTCCTGCGTTTTGATATCTATATAATCAAGTTCAGCAGGGTCAATCCTTTTAAGTTTGGATTTAAAAATAAAAGCTTCTGTTAAGTATCCATCTTGGATTACTCGCTCAGCTCTCTCCTCCATAAATCTAAGTTTTTTCCCATCATTTATTGAGGAGTCATCATGCTCTTGGAAAAATAAATCATAGTATTCTTGGATTACTTCACCAACATATGGACTTGCACATTCTTTTCTCAATGTAAGCAAATTTTTCTTCATAATGTTATCTTGTCGTGTCCTTAATTGATTTACTGTATCAATAGAAAAATTAGCCATATCTTGCATATTTTTATCAATACTACCATTCTTAGGATAATTAGACAACTTAATTAACTTAGATAAAACTGAAGAAAGCTCTTTACTATAACCCATCTTTTGTGAGAACTTATCAGCTTTAATCTCAGTCTTTACAGAACCTTTAGATTTATCATCAGCAATACATGCATTTAAGATAGGTAATGAAAGAATCTTCTTAAAGAGTCTATCTTTTAAAAGCATTTTATTTTCCATCTTAGCACTTGCTAATTCAAATTGTAAAACCGTAGTAATTCTATAAGGTAAAGAATTGGAATAAATTACATGACCTATTTCATGTAATAATAAAGCCGTTAATTCTCTATTAGTAAAGTTCGTATTAGGACAAAGAATTCGTTGGTCTATCTCAATAACCCAGTTTTTATTCTGTTCCCATAGTTTTTTAATTACTTCTTCTTTCTTACCATCATTTGATGATAACGTAGAAATAATCTTCATTACAGTATCCATCTCAGGAAATACTGACATAACAAAAAGAGGTTTACTAGAATCTTCGCATTTAACAATATTAATTGTGAAGTGACCCTCAAAACAATCTTCTAATGATTTCTTGATAATATCACAAGCAGCTTTATTGTCATTGTCTTCTTTTAATACAGAAAATGCGTCATCTATAGAAGTAAACTTATCTTTGTTTAAATTAAACTTCATCAGTTATAAGCTCCTTTCATTAAGAGTTTCTTATACTATTGTACAATTTATGTATTAAAATTATCCAGAAAAGAGGTACTAACATGGATGAGAATCTATGTAAAGAAGAATTAGAAAATGAATGTATGGAGCATATGATTATCAATGCTCTAGCTGATATAAACACATTAGAAAAAGAACTTATTAAAATATTACAGAAAAAGAAAGATATAAGTAATATTGCTAAAATGGCAGATGATTTGCGTAATGAAATAGTTGGTTTACATTTAAAATATATATCAATAAATAATAAAGATGAGATTGAATAATTCATTCAATCTCATCTTCTTTCTATCCGTATTTTACGTATTTATATTTATATATTATTCATATGCAGTACATTAACACAGTCAGCTGGTTAAAGACTTTAAAACAGAGAAGGAGTATATTATGAATAACGTACGTATTATGCACAGCAGAAGACCCGCATGCGACAACAACCATGTAAACAAGGTACTGATGTTTGATGCTTTGTCAACATCAGACAATTCAACAACAGCAGTTGTAGCTGTACTCAGCATTTTCAATAGCAGGGAGCATTACGGGCTTCCTGTATTTTCGCTGAAAATGCAGAAGCCTGGAGCGGATTACCGGATCCGCGATACAGATATACTCGCGGCAGTGATGCTCGATAAGGATATCCGCAGGGGTATCATCGAGTATTGCAATAAGGCACGAGCAAGACGCCCGTTTTCAATTTCGGTTGTGACTGAGGAGGAAGGTGAAGAAAAGATTCGTACGGACGATGTTTATATGAATCTATTTTTCAGCAGATTTGACGACAACCAAACGTTAACATGCGTAAGCTCGGAAAACCTGCTGACAATTTACACTGATAACAAAAGCGTCAGCAGCATAAAGAGTATTCACGATATCTTCATAGGTGATTTTGTAGAGCTGCTTGCAGCCGAATACCCTTATCTCTGGGATTCGTTCTTCTGCAAAACCGTGCTGAAAAAGATGACGAGCAGACGCTACGTTTCGCTGCTTCATAAATCCAGTATCGATGACCCCCACTATTACCCGAGAATGACGATTTCGTCACTTCCGAAAAAACCGCATACCAGATAAAAATAAGGGTGAACGATTAATCTCGTTCACCCTTATTATTTTTTTTTGTATTTTTATTTAATATCAGATCTCAACATACTGCTCAAGATTAGCAAATGAGAGCTCTGCCTGAATACCCTGAACTGCAGCGTTAGTATAACGGCTAACACCCATAAGGTTAGTCATCGAACCGCCGGGCAGATCAGGAGCCCGATAAGCACTGTTCTGAGCCGTAAGAATGTGAGTTGTGTACTTGTAGTGCTTGAATGTAAACTGCTCCTGCGACAGCGGGAACGGAATAATTCTGAGACCCTTGAACTCCTTCTTATCATCATCATATACAGCGTTAACCTTCTTGGTAGAAACTACCTGAACCTTAACGTCGCCACTGGTCATGATACCATAACCATAGTCAAGCTTAACACCGTTAGCAGTAGAACCAGGTCTTGTTACCCAGTTAACTACAGGATTAAGCAGACTGATAAATCTGGGGTTACCGTAAATTACGAATGTCATATCCTCAAGCTTAGCCTTGTCGCAAATATCTGTGATAAGTCTGTCAATCTTAAACTTGAGCATCTTCTCAATGTACTCATTAGGAAGAGCAGTAGTAAGTGAAGTAGAATCGCAATCAAATACTCTCTTAGTGATAAAGCTACCCCAACCAAGAATATCATCCTGAGAAACCTCTACGCCATCATACAGGTCAAACTGCTCATCAAGCCATGCAAGGATTGTAGAATCCTCCATCTGAGTCATGTAATCTGCAAGGTTGTTATATGTCTTCTTATAGAGGTCAATGTCCATAAGAGCCTTAGCATCCTCAAGCTCCTCAAGGGAGTAAGGAACGTTTACACGAGAACCGTCTTCGATCTTCCACTCGATTTCTTCACGAGCATAATCGAATGTTACGTGTCTCTCGTTCTTTTCGTTAGACAGATATCCACCGAAAATAACCTTCTTAACCTGTCCGTTAAGGGCAGTTACAGAAGTAGTCTTTGCAATAAAGTCTACGATACCAACGATATGATCCTTAACCTCAAGGTCAGCACCCTCAGAATCCTTAACAGTAACATCAATGCTACCGCCAAGCCACTGGTTATCACTAAGGTTAATTCTCATAGGACGAGCAAGAGTAATCTCAACATCCTGATCATGAGTATCCTGAACTACAACCTTGATGATCTTGAGATCCATCGTGAAGTCTTCTCTCTCAGGCTTCTCAGCATCGGTAAGCTCCTTGATTACATCATAGTTAGCAATAGGAAGCTCAACAGGAGTGTTCTTGATAGGAAGACCCTTACCAGCGTTGAAAATCTCCTTGAAGTCATCCTTGAAGAAGCACTGCGGATACTTCCATCTCTTGGTTCTATCGCTGTTGTCAACGATGTAGGTCTGCTCGATATGCTTCTTGATAATCGGGCTCTTAGTAACCTCGGTCTGGATAATATCCTTAGTAGCAAGCTTAAGCTGCTGCTTTACAAGGATGGGGAAATCAATCGCCTTAATAGGAAGTAACTGAGGAACTCTCGTGGACTCCTTAACGAAATCCTCGATACAGTTATCGAACATATCCGATACCTGCTCATAGAGGTGCTCATGTGTACCAAATTCTGTATCAGACTCAGCCATGTTAGCACACTCAGTCTGGAGCTCTCCGAGAAGAGCGTTCTTAAATGCAGCTGTCTTTGCCTTGTTCTTTACAAGGGAATTTACGTCAACCATGACATCAATGCCATTACCAAGCATCGAATCATAAGCCTCAGTAAAGATGTCATCGAAACTATTGTGAACTCCAGCGCTGAAACCACCAACAGTAGCAGTTTCCTTGAAGTCCTTGCTAGATTCTGTTAAAAATGTAAGCATTTAAATATTCAACTCCTTTTGAATTTAAAATAATTAAAAAATATAATGAAGTAATTATATACCTGTTAATGCCGCTTATATAGAAACGACAAAAACAGAAATTAATTCATTCGAATTAACTATAATTATTTTAATGTTTTAAACTTAAAATAACTATTTATTTGTATTTTCTTTGTTTTTATTAATATTAGATAATAGGTTAAATACCATCTGCACAGCAACGATTAGATTTTGATAAAATAGTAATGATTGAACGTATGTACTAGCTTCAAATTTTATCATCATATAATCATGCGTCAGTTCTTTTATTTCACGAAGTTTATTAACAGCGGTTTTAATAATTTGGTTAGCAGATACATCATCCTTGATATTATCCTCAAGTTTAAAGATATAATTATCTATGGCATTATATAATGACATATATTCCTTAAATAAATTATACTTACGTGTTGAGTCATATTCTAATCCGGGACCTTTTTGGTTTCCATTCTGATTGTTTGAATTCGACTGATTATCATCACCAGAACCAGTATCATTGAAATTGGTATCCTGCTGGTCACCACCGTCTGGCTGTGCTATTTCGGTATCATCACCATTGTTATCGCCATTATCATCATCGCCATTAAAGTTCGTATCTTGATTACCATCGCCCGGCTGTGCTATTTCAGCATCGCCACCACTGTCATTATTAAAATTAGTATCCTGTTGATTTTCACCATCTGGTTGAGCAATCTCAACGTCGCCACCTCCAGCATTATCATCACCGTTGAAATTCGTATCTTGCTCAGGCTGGGCTATCTCAACATCTCCCCCTGTATCGCTTGGTTGGGCTATTTCTACATCTCCGCCACCATCTGGTTGAGCAATAGCAACATCATCTCCGCCACCGTCAGGCTGGGCTATCTCAATGTCACCGCCATTATCAGGTTGGGCTATTTCTACATCTCCGCCACCGTCAGGTTGAGCAATCTCAACATCTCCCCCTGTATCGCTTTGTTGAGCTATTTCTACATTGTTATTGTTATCAGGCTGTGCAATAGCAACATCATCTCCGTCACCGTCAGGCTGTGCAATCTCAACGTCTCCATCTCCAGCATTCGGTTGTGCAATTGCAACATCGTCTTCACCACCATTATCTGGTTGGGCTATTTCAACATCTTCATCTTCGAGTGGCATTGCAATTTCAACGTCATCCATATCGTCATCGTCATCATCAAATGAAGCAATATTGACGTCATCCATTTGTGCTATGTCAATATCATCATCATTGTACTGAGCGATATCTACGTCATCAGTATTTTTTCTTCCTTTTGATACTGAAACACTTGGAGTTTTTTTCCGCTTAGGTGCTTCAGTTGCAAGAAAATATCTTCCGTATTTAGGTGTATCATCTTCAGGTATTCTTACAATCATTTGATTACACCCCCATTATACATATTTACTATTTAATCTTACACGTACCTTCTCAGATTCGAGTTTTGATTTAATTCTCATTAATTGATATTTTGCGTTATTATCACCAGACGCATTTGCATCATTAATTTTTTCTTCGCAAATTTTGATTTCTGTATCTAGTTCTTTGGATAACTCGTTACGAATACGTCTGTCTTTAACTTTACTGAAATGACGACATAAAGTTACTACAGGTACGAATGCTATTTTTGCTTTAGCCGCACTGCCATACACTATTGCTAATTTCAGATTTCTGAAAGCCTTCTTTCTAAAACCCGGCTCGGACATATATTTCTTACGTCTTTCGTCATCAGCTTCATCAAGTTTATGTGTTTGGTCTTTGATGTCATTAATAACATTCATCGGTAATTGAGCTACTGCTTTTACTGCATTTGTAACCTCTTGCCCCTTCTGCTTTGCAGTAGCACGTGCTTTATTCTGCTGTACTTCAGCATCCATTGCTTTAAACTGAATACGGTTAGCAGCATTCTTAGGCTTGGGGGCTTCAGGTTTTTTTGACGAGTCACCGTTTATGTCTCTATCCATAGAATCAATGTCGTCATCAGTAACATCCTCTTCGTCTGACTCTTTATACATTCCAAGAACATCACGTGTTTCATTACATTTATCATTGATAATTCTAAATGCATCTTCGATAGTTGTTCCTTCATCGAAATAATTAAAGCCATCAATAGGAAGACTGGTATCTTCGCATGTCTGATATTCATACGTAATCATATCAAGCATTGATTCAAATATGTTTAAACGAATTCCATAATTCTTATTACGGAACTCATCATATTCTTCTTTAAACAGAATTCTGTCAAAATCATCATTGAAGATATTATTTACAGCAGCTTCTGGTGTAGAATACGAAGATTCATAATCAGAAACTCTCTCTGTGATAAGCTCATCAATCTGGTCTTTAACCGATTCCTGTGCAAGACCAATAAATACAGTTCTATCAATCTTAGTAGGAATGCAGTTAACTGCCTCAACATATGCCTTATCATTAGAAAGCTTAGAAACAATGAGAATATTGTTAATCGTTGATTCAAAATTCTCTTTTTCAGTAGCATCTTCTTCACTGGATTCCTTATAGAATCTATCCATATTAGCTCTCACAGAACGTCCGCCACCTATTGTTTTATTTATATAAGGAGCATATGTGAAAAATACTAACGGGTTAGTACTTTCCTTTAAAAGATTATCTATTTCAGTTTTTGCATTTTCACATTTTTCAGTATCATTGCATTCAATACCTTGTTTATAAGCATAAACTGCGTCAGGAATTCTATTAGCAAATTCTTCACCTTCAGGAGTTCTATCTGCAATATAATTACTCATAGTAGTGGTATTCTTGCAATCCTGCATTTTAGCTACGAGTTTATCTCTTAAGTCGGTATACATCTTGAGTTGTTCAGGAGGCATTTTATCCTGATTTTCATCAATAAATGAATTAATCTTCTCAAGTTCAGTCTCGTACTTCGGGAACGCACAAAATTCTTCATCCCCGCATACAACATCAGAATAAAATTCATAACCATAAAAAGGTTCTGAAAAAATCAATCTAGAATTCTCCAGAATAAAAGATAAAGACTTATCTTTATAAAGATTTGAATATTCTAATGCTGTAGATTCATTAAAATTATTCTTTAAATTATTAAATCCGATAATCAATCTTTTCTTAGGAGATTCATTAAGGATTCTTTCCTTATCTATAAAAGACACAATGTATTCCTCCATTTCTATAAAGATTTTTGAGTCTTTGAACTTAAATATTTGTTTTATATATGAATTATTCTGGGCTAGAAATAACTAACATAAAACTGCTAAGATAATAATAAAATGAAAATAATGAAGATGAGAATGACTAATATTAGTCATTCTCATCTTCATTATATCTGTAAAGTCAACTTTTTAATTTATATATTATTTTTGTGTAATCGGATATGTAATACATATAAAACGATTACAAAATAAAAAAATAAAGGTCGCCTGAACCTAGTCAAAAGAAAGGCATTGAAATACTTAGGAGGTATTTATTATGAGAAACTTTTTTAGAAGCAAAAAAACGACAGAAACATCTGATGATGTCATCATCAGATGTTTGGGTGAGTTGGTAGAACAGTACCACTCACAGAACGAGAAGCTCGAAAAGATCGAGCAAAAACGGCGCGAGATTCAGTCTAAGCGTTATCGAAAGACTGTGATTACCATTAATGGTAAAACAGTCTTTGAAAAAGAAGACTGATAAAAAAATAAAGAGAACGGTTTCATTCGCCGTTCTCTTTTTTTTTATCCGAATATTTTGTAAGCTATTACTTTATCACCTTTAGGTGTTTTAACCATTTTTTCACCTTTAGCAATTCGTGTACTTACTTTAATATTCTTCAATTCAATTTGGACTGGGTCACCGTTCTTTCTATAAATCATAGCGATATCATTCTTACCAACAGATGAAACTCCTATCAGTGTTTCACTCTTTTCTAAACTAATCAAAGATAAGGTATCATCTTTTCTTTGCATAGCAGGGAAATACTTAATGTCAGTAAGTTTAACTCTACCCGATGATGTTACATAAAATAGGAGCTTCTTATTCGGATTAATTTTACATGCATTAACTACATACTCTCCATCCTTAAGATTAATTTGATTTACCCCCTTAGCTTGTTTACCAAGTGTCTTAATATCCTTGATTGCCAAGCGAATACCATCACCGAGGTTCGTACAAATAATAACATCTTTACTACTCTTATCAAATGAGAATAATGCAGATGCTACCTCATCACCATCATTTAAAAGAATACCGTTTTTGTAATCAGTAATCTTTTTAAACTCTGAAATTGGAACCTTCTTTGCAAGACCATTCTTTGTAACGAAAATGATACAAAGGCTATCATCTTTTGATTTAAGGACATCCATTGAGGGAAGCTTCATAACAGCTATTATCTTACCATTCGTAGAGAAATATCTACTAATTTCAATACCGTTATCATCAAACTTCATATCGGGAATAGCAGATACAGATATCTTCGAAACTCTACCTGAGCTATCAACAACAAGTATATCTTCTCGATTATTAATCTGCATTACAGTAAGATTGCCGTTTTCTTTTCCCACAAGACCGATACTGGTATTCTTGTCAAGGGAAAGCTTCTTTATATATCCACTCTCACTAATACCAATCAAATGCTCAGTATCAGGAATTGAATCTTCGTCTTTATTATTCTCCTTGACAATTTTACTCATTCTAGGTCTTCCCCATTTTTTTATTCCTCGCTCAAGCTGACTAATAATAAAATCATCAATTTTACTACTATGAGCAAGGGTTTCTTTAATTTCTTTTAATTCCTCATCAAGAGAAATTTTATCAGCTTTATATCTATTATATGACTCAGCATTGAAGTTATAGACATGCATATCTGCAATTGTTGAAGCCTGAAGAGATGTAATCTTATATCTCTTTTGTAGCTTTTCAATCGTGTCTTTTCTTGATGTTGAGTTCTTAGCAATTTTAATAGTCTCTTCGATGTTATCCTTATTGAATACCATCAAAAGAACTTTATTCATATGAAGCTTCTCCTGAACTATCTGAAGATTATTCAAAAACATTGAACGAACTATATCTCTACGATATTCAATCCATTCAAGAAGAAGGTCTTTAACTCCATATTCATAAGCTGCATAGTCATCAATAACTGTAATTCCAACAGGAAATGTCATCTTAAGACCTGTATTCTTTTTGTATAGAGTTTTTAATACCTTATCAGGATTAGCATCAGACTTAAGAAGAATTTGTAACTTAACTTCTCCTTCTTTAGTATAGTCTTTAATATCATAAATCGTATCAAGCTTTAAAGCAATAATACGACTAATAACCTGCTTTGTTGTCATTTGTAAAGGTAAACTTGTAAAAGTGATAATGTTATTCTGATAATCAATCTCAGAGGTTGCCCTCATCGTAATCTTACTTTTACCAGTTTTATTTATCTCTTTAAAGTTTCCTTCATCAAGTATATCGGCACCAGTTGGAGAATCTGGAACAAGCATGATTTTTGTATCAGGCTCTTTCATAAGTTTAATTGTAGCTTTTAAAACCTCTGCTACATTAAACGGTGGAATGTTTGAAGCCATACCATAACCTATTCCAGAAAACTGAGGATTAAAAAGTATATGCGGATATTTAGCAGGTAAATACTCAGGTTCTAATGTTTCGCCATCATAAGCCAATTTCATTGGTACACAGTACTTATCAAAATCATCAAAGAAACAATCAATCATGTACTCACCGATTTTAGCTTCTGCATAACGACCAGCCGCAGCTTGGTCGCCTCTAATGTTTCCATAAGAACCCTGTGGCACAATTGCCATTACATTATTATTCCAGTACTGTCCTTCTCTTACAATAAGTTCTGCCATTGCTGTATCTCCATGAGGATGGAAAGCCATAGCATTAGAAGATAGAGTACCGGCTTTAATAGACCTGAGTTTCTTAAGTGTTTCTTTACTTGTATCTTTAGGCTTCTTTTCATTAAGCCACCATGACCAATATAAACGTCGTCTTCCAGGTTTTAATCCGTCATTAAGTGATGCTGCAATACGATACACATTCTTATTTGCACCAAATAAGCATGAATACTCCAATACAGCATCTGCTACGTTTTGATTTGTAATTGTTTCTGCCATTATTTTCACCTTCTTTTAGTTATCAAGGTCATCACGTTTAATCTGATAATGCCTCATCAAATCCTTGCGACGTTCCAAACTTTTCTTAGAATCACCATGAATCATATTCATAATGTCAAGCTCTTTTTCTACATCAGCTACAGTAAACTGAACAGATACTCGATTATTAATATCAAGAGTTGTTTCTCTCAACTGATTTCCATTGAGCTCTCCTACAATATATTTATATAAGTTCGTTACACTTATATCTGTTTATACAGCCTTATGTCTCCATAAGGTTTAGACTATATCATTACATAATATTCTGTTACCGAATATAATGCACATTCCATTTCGGATTTACTTAAATCCTACTCTACTCGGTTACTCACTTAAGTATTTCTCTTAAGCTACCCTTTCGATAGTCGTTGAACGTTCTTCTCATAAAGAAGCTTCGCTGCGGATTGTCTCTATTCTTAACATTTTTACTATATCTTTGGAATTACCCATCGCCACTAAGTATATTACTATCTTAGTTTAGTAGTTAAGACTTAACGAGAAGTTCCCCGCAATTAAGAATGTTTTATAAGGTCTAGAAATTAAACCTTTGTATCTAGTCTTAATCTTAGGCGTATACTTTGTACAGTCATCAAGAAATTCACCTATTGTCATTTTAACAGGTTCTTTTCCTTTCTCTTGTACTTCTAACATATACCCATATTTTTGATATATTGGTATTAAACCAGTTGTCTTTTTGATAAAACGACCTGATACATTAATACTACAAAATTTACCATTGACTACACCATTTAATGTGGTTCCTTCATCAATAGTAATTTCTTTAAATTTCTTTTGGATATTACACATAAGGTATTTGATGAATTTCTGGTTAGAAAATACTGTCTTTAAATCATCGTAGTCATTATACGACCTTACAACACCTGCAAGAACCATATATGCAATTATTGCTTCTACTAATAACTTATTGACATTACCCATGTCTTTAGCAACTCCAATAAGATTTTCACGATAATCATAGGTATCAAGTAAAAACTCATAAATATCATCCTTACTCATATACTTATTTTCACCGTTAACTTTAATCTTATATTTTTTTGCTATTTTATCATGGTAGATTCCAACCATTTCTGATTTACTGGAAACGAATGGATGTTCTTTATCATCTAATGCATACAAAGGTGAGAATACTTTATATACTTTTCCAGCTTCAATAAGAGGACGATAGTATTTATACAGGAATGCCAACATACCACTTGATATATAGAATCCGTCGATATCTTCATCTGTTAGAATATTGATACGATTGAAATACAACTTATTCATATCAAACGAAGGACCAATTCCACATCTCAGAACTGTTACAAAATCTTTCCATTCTCTATTCTGCATAATCTCTGAAAGACTACATTTGAATGGATTAGCAACAACACCTCTGAACAAGAAGAATGCATCTGTATCTGGATTACATCCATTACGTGCACTACCTGAAGCTGAATTACCCTCAACCAGATAGATTTCCTTGTACTTCTTACCTGTATTATTACATCTAATGTAATTTGACATCTCGTGCTCTTTAAAAGAATTCATTCTTTCTTTCTGCACAGCATTCTTTACCTTAGTCGCTTCAATACGTGCCTTTGCATTCAACTTAATAATCTTAATATATTCATTAAGACAATTTTGGTTTTCTGTAAAGAACTTGTCAAGGCATGTGTTGATAATTTCATTAAGATACGGTGTTAAAGTTTCACCAATTATTTTTGTTTTGGCATTACCGGCAAATCCTACTTGTGCATTTGTAGAAAGATTGATAACACAGCATAAACCAGCTCGAATATCATCCCATAAAATTGGAGTCTTTTCTTTCTGATTATCTGTCATAGTGGCTTTCGTTTTATTCTGCATATAATTACAAAAACATTTTTCAACGGCATTTTGATGTATGCCACCGTCTATCGTATTTGTGTAATTACAATATGTGTCATAAAACGTTACTGAATCAGGTACATACCTGAGAGCTACATCAAGATGAATTTTCTTCTTAATAGTAACTTCTTTAGTGAGTACCTTTCCGCTTTCTTTATCAATTACTGACTTTCTTACTTTTTCTTTAATCTCATTATCTCCACTAAAACTACATTTAGGAGAATAAGATTTAGTAGGTGTAATTTTATCAAGTAATTCATCAAAAGCTTTTGGTTTAAAAGTAAATGAATCTTTGAGCTTCAAGCCCTTAAATACATCCACTTTAATTTTCATTTTTTTCTTACGTATAAAGTAAGTCATCTTCTCGACCCATTCAATCATTTCCTTATAAGGAAGAACTGTATTAGCGCCGAGATACTTTTTCGATGGTATAAATGAAATAGATGAACCATGTTGTTTATCACCTTTTCTTAAAGGTTTCTTTTCATCTTTAATCTTTTCACCATCCTCAAAAACAATTGTGTGTTTATATCCCTCATCTTCTCTATAAGATGTAAGAATAAATTTATCTGAGAGTGCATTTACAACAGTAAGTCCAACACCGACAATTATATTCATATAAGTTCGCTATACTTATATCTGTCAATTAAGACAGCTCTATGTCACCATAGAAGTTTAGACTATATCTTCACTCTGTAATCTATTACCAATTACAGTAGGCTCTCCATTTCGGGTTTGCTTAAACCCTACTCTACTCACTTCCAGTTACCGTATTTCTCGAATAACCGTGTTTTCGATAGTCGTTGAACGTTCTTCCATTAGGAAGCTTCGCTGCTGATTGTCTACATGAGACTTCCCAGCAATTAAAAGAGTGCTAGTACTATATCGCTATAGTACAAGAGCTAAGTGTTAACTCTCCAGCGGAATCACCGCCCTGGTCTCTAAAGAATTTAGAACCTGATTGGTTTTTGGTGCAGAAAATATCAAGAGGATAATCCTTTTCAGGAAATCCTCTTCCATCATCTTCACATGTTAACATGTCACTTTCTTTGTCATAAGAAATGTAGATATTACTTCCGTTACTCTCAGGGTCAATACATTCATCTATATTATTCTGTATGATTTCTCGTGCTAAATGAAAAGCACCTGCAGGACCATACTTTTGAATGTATAGATTCGTCTTAGTTTGAATCTTCTTAATGTCTGATTCGATGTAGAACATTTGTACATCTTTTGCCATTTCTCATTCACATCCTTTCAAAATATTTATAAATTCTAGGCTTTTAAAACCTTAAAATTATGTTTCTTTCAGTATTTTATTTTATCCCTATATCCCTACGGATAATATTATAAGTCGATAATAAAAAATAAAGGGAATATGAGAAAAATCTCATATTCCCTTTATTGAAAAATGGAGTATATTAGAAGTAGGTTACTAGCTTAATTAACGACTTCCCCAAGTACCATACTGATTGGAACCCATGGAATTCTTCTTACGCTTCTTTTCTTTTACATGAGACTGCTTTGAAGCAATGGTTCTGAGCTTCTTATATGACTTCTTGTACTTTGCAAGAACTGCACCAACCTGAGCAAAGAAATCTACTCCGTTTCCACCCGAGCCAGTTGCAACAGCCATATACTTAGCCTGCTCATTAAGTGTCTTCATGTCTCCAACAATCTGACCAAGCTGGTCATTATCATAAAGCTTAGTTGGGAACTTCTGACCGCACATAGTGCAGATGCATGTTCCATCATTGTTATTGAAGATCGTAGGCTTAAGCTTGCCCTTCTTATTATACTTGTGATGAGGGCAAATAGCTTTCAGATACTTCGTTTCCTTCTTGTCCTTTCCCTTAAGTTCACCTCTCTTATTAATAGATCTGGTGACTGTCTGAACGGGACCATTACTTTTTCTTTCTGCCATTTTTAAAACTCCTTTCGGCAATTGGATTAAAATTTTTTGAATAAGTATAAACTTACCATAAAATAATATATAATTATCTTATAAATCTAGTTTATAATAATTTTATCTTTTACACTTAAGAATTTCCTTTTCAATATCATATTCAAATACATTGAAAATCTTATGCTTCTTAAGAACATCAAGAGGAATATCTACTCCGATGGTTGTAATAGCCTTTACATGATTTTCCGAAAGTGTATTCAGCAAATCAACTACATTACTATTTGATTCATCAAAGGGAGTATCTACAGTCATAACTGTCGGATTATGTAAATCCTTAACGAGGTCTCTAACAAACTGCTCCTGATACTTTTCGCAGATATAGTACGAGGTAAGAAGCTGCTTCTTCTTAGTCTTATATCTGAATCTCAGACTCGACTTATACTTTCTGTCATTAAATCTCATCTTGCTAACTTCATCGCCAACTACATCTTCAATATTCATTGTAGGCTTTCCTGCTTCATCAATACTGATGTTAGCAACCTTATATCTGTGTGTAGTAGTGTCAACAAACTTAATTGTCATAAGTACATTTTCTTCACCGACAGTAATATCATCACGATTTAATACGATTGTACAACCGGTGTAGTAATCCTTCTTTCCATATGTCTGAAGAATACTGTACTTAGTAGAATAACTCAGAACCTTAACTCTCGGGTCAAGTGTAATATAAGCAATAATCTGCTCGTTCTTTGTATCTGCATCCTTTGGCTTACGATTAGAAATAAACATCGGGTTCATATTCTTGCTATTATTTACCCATCGATATTCACTATCTAATGCATCACCTAAGGAGAATTTTGTCACCATATAAGGAAGAATATCGGCGTCATTCACTGTTGCAAAACTGTTACTGCTAATTAAAAAATCGTCACTGGTAACAGACTGAAGAGAATGACATCCAGATGTAATTCTAATTCTCTGATTAATTGCATTGAGAGAAATGAAAGAGTTGTCATGCTCGTCTTTCATTATAGTCGCATTATTCTCCGCATCATTGTAGTGCTTATAAGCACCAATACTAAAGTGATAAATCATTTCAAAAATCCTTTCTATTTATAAAATATAAAAAAATATGCTTACGCATACATCGACCATACTTAATAGTCGATGTAGCTTCAGCATTTAATTATTCTGTTTTATCAGAAATACTTCTTGATTGAATCGTTCTCGGCAATCATTGCTTTAATCGTCTTAGCGATTCTCGGATAATCTGTTTCTGACAGTGAACCAAGAGCGTAACGTCTATTAGAATCATTATTCTTAGATTCGTCTCTCTGACGACCACGAATAAAGGACGTGATAATAGCTCTGATTACATCTTTATTCAGTTTCTCCATTGTATCGAAACACCATGAAGATACTGCAAGGTAGAATGTTTTCTGGTTATCCGTAAGCTTACCAAACTTTTCTTTACGCTCAAGTAAAGCGAATGCGATAAACATCGGATAATATTCCTCATCAACAATAACTTTCATAATATCATTGAAGGGAATAACCTTGCTCTTAGAATGCTCATACAGGCACTCATAGAACATATGAATACGATAATTCTGACTGCTCTTAAGAGCAATATCAGTCGGAATAATAGACAGGGTATCAAATGCAATGTTCTCATCAATACCTGCCTTTGCCATCTTCTTCAGTCTCTTCTTAAGAATCAACTGAGTAAGCTCTACAAGATCCGACATATCATAGATTTTTGCATTCGGGTCATTTGCTAACAGCTCAGCATTTGATTTTTCCGCCTGCAGAAGTATGTCTTTAATAATAATAGGAAGCAGCTTGATATTCTCAATCTTGTTGCCGTTCTTAATTTCTTTCTTAAGAACTTTTACGAAATCCTCATCAACAAGCTTAGCATAAATTGCTTCCTTGGTTTCTTGCACGGTATCATCTTTGATATAACCGAACTTAACAACGAACTCGATTGTCTTCGGAAGAAGGTCAATAAGATACAGCTGATAACTCTGCTTCAGCTCCTTCTTTGAATCGTAGTAACCGTCGCTTTCCTTCTTAAACTTTTTCAGTGTTAATTTTGCAAACTCCTTTGCGTCTTCACTGATTTTCACCTTGCGATTATTATCGCCGCCATTTTTAGCCATGGTTTAAAACTCCTTTCAACAATTAGATTTTTCTTAAAACCATTTTTAAGGTTAGATATATGTGGATGGTATGATAAAATATTATTATCATACCATCCACATACCGAATAGATAATGTATTATTTCAATACAATTCTTACATAAACTTGTTAAAAATACCCTGAAGGTCAACCGTAGTAGCATCACTTGCTTTGTTATCCTTAGAAGCTACCTTACCACTAAGTTTACCCATATCAATTTCATTCAAGGCATTCTCTTCTTCCAAAGCTTTCTGCTTTTCCTCAATCTCCTCGACACGGTCACTAATTCTGTGTATCTTGTCGTTAACAGGAGTTAAACCTGATAAAATCAGGAAAACATTGTTAGGAAGTTTCCTATCCTCATTAATATAAATATGATTAAAATCATGGATAGGGTCACCTATGAATTCACGAACCTTTGGAATATGGTTATCGAAATTCTCCGATAATGTCTTCGAAAGATTTGTAATAATGCCAGAAGCTGTAATCTTCTTATCACGCTGAGCTTCAACATGACAGTTCTTCTTGATATTATCGATGAGCATATCTTCAAGACTCTTAGAATCACAATCCTTCTCGGCAATATTTTGAAGTCTAGAAATGACAATACGACCGGGGAATGAAATAAGACGCATCATGTCCTGCTCATCAATTGAATCGAATCTTGTAGTCAGATTATATGTACATCTGATAACATTGATATCCTCAACGATTTCTTTGTTTACCTGTTCCATCATTTGATAAGATGGCATATTCGAGAGTTTATCGTTATCATACAACATATATGTTTGGTTGCTCAGTGCTGTGTACAACTCATTCAAATACTCAAGGGTATTTACATGTGCACTCAGTGCCTCATTATTTACAGGAAGCACACCAACCAAAATTACCTTAACATCAGTAAATGTAGCTTGAATAATATTAGCCATAAGAGGTGCAGTACCTGAACCAGTACCACCACCTGTAGAACTAACTATAAAAAACACATCTAAACTGTTAATGAATGACTGAATTTCTTCAGACGAAAGAAACTGCATAATAGAATCTTTCAAATAACTCTTTGCGAGTGATCTGTTTTTTCCAGCACCCTGTGATAAACCATCAGCACTAGAAATCAACTTTTTTGGAACTCCATCTGGTACGGTTTCAAGGTCTTTCTCACTACTATTAATAGCCAGAACAGGAATCTTTAATTCATTCTGAGCTAAAGCGGCAACCTGATTACCTGTGTTACCGATACCGACAATACCTACTTTTAACATAGGAACGAGTCCTCCTTTCATTAAAATATTTTTTATGGTATAATAAAACGATTATACCATAGAATAATATATAACCCAAGTATAAATTTCAAATTGTGTTATGCACCGTATACACGGTAAATAATGTTCAAATCTTTTGATAATGTGAGATACTCAACAGGAATGTTCAACTTAGAGAATAATCTTACATCTTGGTAATCTCCATCTGTATCAAGAGTACCAGTAGTTATATATCTTCCACTAAATAAAGCAATCGTATTAACACGAGCTCTATCTTCTTGGTTTAAAGCACCAAACCATTCTTTAGTATCTTTCTTACTAATCTTAAGGAAAATCTCAGTAAATGATTCTACAGCATTTAAACTAGAAGTATTTTGCCATATATCTTCGGAAGATACGATATTCTCTTCATCTTCAATTTCGGTATCTTCGCCAATCTTCCATACATGCTTAATTACAGGGTCTGATTCAAACTTCTTAAGATAATACGAAATAATACCATCATCATTCTTTACCTTACCAAAGTATTGTTTTCTTTCATCAGTCTGCTTAAGCTGTGTAGATGTATATCTGAAAGGAACCATTGTTCCTTTTATCGTTTGTCCATCTTCACTGGCGATTGTACTGTCAATAGAATTTTCTCTATAGTTAACAGGGAATACAGTAATATCATTTTCAGCGGTACCTGTGATACCAATACCGAAAAGCTGTACTAAATGCCCCGGTCTATAAATAACAGTCTTTGTACCATCAGGAGTTTGATAAGTATCAGTTGCAGGAACTGAATTAACTGGTCCTACAGGTTTTTCATACTTAGTAGGATGAGAGATGGTTGTATTACTGCTATCTGTTAAATCATATAATGTAGGAATATCTATTTCACCTTGTACGCCAAATAATTGCTCCATAACATATTGAACACCACCTATGGGAACCATGTTAGATGACTGCGTAAAAGGACAACCCGGAGCAAATGACGATTTACCATTCGGGTTTGATATAATAGGTCCATTACTACAGAGAACCTCGGTTTTTTTCCATAAGGTAGGTGAATGTTTTAATATATCAGGAAAATCAGGCATCGGAATAGATGCTTGCTTCTCTTTCTTATCAGTTAAATTAAGTCTGTCAGATAAGATTTTTGACATTCATATCATTCCTTTCTCATATATAGTATTTAAATATATTGTTTTTTAGAGTATAGGAATCTTATTATTTATTTGAATCCCATATTTATGTGCAAACCATTTTGAATTTTCTTGTAATTCAGCACCATTATGATTAACATTTGCTATACACATCATTTTAAATTGAATACCACACGAATAATATGAATATCCATTTAAAACATCTTTAAACCCTTTACCAGTAAAGTTATTAGGCATAGTATAACATTGGAAATCATTCGTAGTGCCATCTCCAATTGACCTTTGATTAAAGGTATGATCTAAGCAACGTTCTCCATCAATAAATACACGAACTGTATTGGATGTTTGAGATAATGCAATTATATGCCACTCTCTAGCATCTTTATTTGTAAGTATTTCTACGTGGTCATTACTTAATGTATCATTACTATCAGATGGTACAAACTCACGAATGTTTAATGTAGTAGTCCCAAGTCCACTATATATATCCACCAATGGTGTACTCAGGAATCTTACACTAGGTCCTTGACCAGCATCAGGAAATCCTGTTACATCATCAATATCATCTGTTTTGCATATAAGATATACTGTGTATGCATAACTATCAGGAATCACACTATGTGCATCATTTGATGTAATAGTAGGAATAATTCCCTTGTATGAGCTTGGATTATTTGTATAGTCATCATAATTAATATTATATGAATCATCAACTAATTCCGCTCTCGGAACATACAAATTTAGCAACATATTGCCGTTTGATTCATCAACATTCGATAATGAGTAGCCAATACTCAAATCAGTTTTAGTTGATGTTGAATCAAATAAAGCAATCATTCCTCGTCTAGACGGAATATCTGTTGAATTATCGGGGTCTGTAAACCATGGTTTAGCAATATTGTCTCTTAGTTTATTTCTGTCATATATCGTTTTATTAGCAGTAACTGATATAGTATCCCAGAAACTAAAGTTCATAGTTTCTTTTGGTTCTATGGTTTTTTCAATATAATGAACTTTATCAATTAATCTGAGAAGATTCTCAGGCTTAAAATCACATACAAATATGATATCAAGACCAATAAAATCTACAGTAAACGATTTGACAAATTTGATCAGTTTAATCAATAAGTCCTGTAATAAAGTTGATACATCATTAAGCATATATGAATAGTCAATATTATCTACTATATTTTTAAATTTCGAGATAATATGATTTACGTAATAATAGATAGTAGCACTCATTGCACTTTCATTGTTACTCTCTCCTTCTGTAATCTCTTTCATCACATCAAATGATACATCAATTAAACCTGCATTAAGTTTATCAGTAAATTCAGCATAAGTTGGTTCAGGACATATTTCAACTCTATCGCCAACCCTTGCATTTGGTACATACTTCTGTACCTCAGATAATTTAATTGAAGGTCCAGTCATATTATCATCGTCATCTATTACTAAAAGAGAATCAGGATTATCGGATGTACTATGAATAAGTGTGGGGAATGTATTATTGTTAAGGAACTTATCATACTCATTTTCAAAATCCATATAGAAAATAGATAGATATAAACTACGGTTTTTGTAATATAAATATTCAAAAAAGTTCTTTGCAGTTCTCTGGTGAGTTTCTCCCGTACTGTCTCTCCACTGAATTGTAAATATATCTTTTACTTCTTTAGCATAAAATGCAGCATTATAGAACGTTCTCAAAGTGTCATATGTTTCTTTATCAGAAGCATCAATCATCTTTTCATTTAAGAACTTATAGAGACCTTTAATATTCGTATAGATTTTATTAAGAGTCTCTATTTTTTCAGCACGTCCACTAACAGAATCTAATGATAGTACGCTGATGTATTCTTCGAATAAATCAACGTCATCACCATGTACATCAACTTCACCTGTAGTTAATTCACCCATCTTCATGAGTTCTGCCACTACATCAGTGCTAATATCACTTTCAACTTTCTCATCAAAACTATTATAATAGCTATAGGTTGGGTCATCAAAAACATAGTATCCACCCGTGCTGTCAAATAAACCAACTGCTATTTTACCCAAACACTCTTTAACTTTTTCAATTTCATCTTGTCCTTCATCAGTTTTGAAATAATCAAAATCGAATGCAAATGTATCAACTAAACCACGACTACTTTCCATATTATTCAAATAATCCAAAACTGATATAATATCAGTTGGTATAGAGATAATCTCACCAGTCAGGTTATGCTTCTTACTTACAAGACAAATTAAAAGAATTATAGCATCGAATAAAGGAACAGGAGCACCTGTTATAATCTTAGGAAGTGATATGCTAATATCACTAAGTTCGTTTTTATAATACATTACAGTTTTTAACAGAATGACATTTTCAAATAAAACATCAGTCATTTTATATGAAAGACCCAAACTTAAATATTTGCTTTCCACAAAGTTATAGTCGGTTTCATTCTTTCTATCAATTAAGTTTTGGTCTTCCCACCAGAATGCATCATTCGGAGTTATGACATTATACTCAACA